GAAGACCTTGTTAATCAAATTGCAAAAGAGATCATGAAGAGTTGTGATACAGAGAATGTTGCTGTTTATATTCAAGCTACTCATGGGTGTATGGAACATCGTGGTGTTGAAGCTCACTCAAGTCTAACACAAACATCTGTAGTCCATGGTCTTTTTCATAATGATTCTGTGAAAGCAGAGTTCTTTAACAACGTGAAGCTTCAATTATCGAAATGAAAGTTTATCTAGCCAAGTTTGTCAAGAATGGACACACTGCTTATAAAATTGGTCATACTAAGTGGTTTAAATCTATTAAACGATTTGAAGATGAGGAGTATAACGTATTTGACAATGTTGTGATCCTTGATGACATTTACGTTGAGCATAAGGATGCTCGTGTAGCTAGACTTTGTAGTGAACTAGTCGAAGCCGCACTACAAGGAGTGTTTCCTAAAGGATTTAGACTCGAAGATCATTTTGTAACCGAGGCTGATACGTTTGACGGTCTTTCAGGGATAACAGAGTTTTTTATTCTTGAAGAAGGTGTGAGCGAAGATAGATTGGTAGATATTTTTGCACGAGTAAAGAAAAGAGTCACTCATATCGTAAGGAAATATAATGGACAATAAAAGTTTTATTTTTATCACCTTTCAGAAAGAAGGGATCCACCGATATCCAGCAGCTGCAGAAAATCCTGAGCTTGCTACTGGTGATTGGTTAGATGTATCGTTCTTAGCATCACCTCATCGTCATATGTTCCATTTCCGAATTGAAATGGAAGTATTTCATGATAACAGAGACGTTGAGTTTATTCAGTTTAAACGTATCGTTGAGAATTGGTACTCACAAGGAACTTTGAAACTTGATTACAAGTCTTGTGAGATGATGGCTCGAGAACTTCATAGTAATCTATTCAGCAATTGGCCTGATCGTGATTATGTTGTAGAAGTTTCAGAAGATGGTGAAAATGGTTGTCGAATTTATTTTCCTAAAGAGTCAGTGCGTCTATGATTAATTTTTGTCACATTTCCCCTACTCCATACTTGGAGACTTTTGCGCACCTTAATGGTGCGCATATTATTCTTGCACATCTTGTCGAACAAGATGAACAGTATAGAAAGTTCTATCGTAACTTAGATGATGGTAAGCCTAAGATTATGGACAACTCTGCTTTTGAGATGTTCAAACTTGGTAAACCAATGTATCCATCTGAGAAGCTAATTGATCTTGGCAAGAAAGTGAAAACTGATTACATCGTGATGACTGACTATCCTCGAGAGCATTGGTCTAAGACGATGGACAAAGCAGTAGAAATGGTTGAGCCAATCAAAGAAGCTGGATTTGGAACTTTCTATTGTCCTCAAAGTGATTTTGGTGACATGGAGGGACTATTAATATCGATTGAATGGGCTTTAGACAATATTGATATCGACTTGATTGGCTTATCTATCCTCTCATGTCCAATTGCTTGTGGAGTTAATGAGACGAAGCATAGTGATGGCCTTAGAGATGATGCATATAAAATGCAACGTTTTTTATCTCGTTGGCGCGTATTTAGAGAAATGGAGAAGAGAAAACTCCTACATAAAGTAGATGGAGCTAAGTTTCATTGTCTTGGAATGGTTGATGGTCCTAGAGAGATTGAGTTGTTAGAAGATTATCATTGGGCAATTTATAGTTGGGATTCAAGTGCTGCAATATGGGCTGGATTCAATGGTATCCGTTTTGATGACTCACCTACAGGTCTTAGGTATGGTAAGTTTGAGAAAGAAGTAAACTTTAATGTTGATGATATACCGTTGTCTAAAATTAATAATGCGATCTATAATTGCAACTACATCAATAATCTTTTAGAGGAACGAAATGAATTATAAATTTAAAGAAGATGTATTTTTTGATGAGCTCAGGGATTATGTCGATAGGACTTATGGTGAGCATTACGTAAACAATGGTGAGATCCAAGTTGTGGATGTATGGCATGCACGTGGTACACTTTCTACGACAGCAATTGATACAGCATTGAAGTATATGATGCGTTATGGTAAGAAGGATGGTAAGAATAAGAAGGATTTATTCAAAGCAGTTCACTATATCATGCTTACAATGTATACTGATGGATTATTAGATAATAAGGATTATATTATTCATGATGAAGCACATATTGAGCCCACACTCGACTACAACCCTCACGAACACGCAACCAGAGGATTCCCAACCTAACGCTGTTGATCTAAGACTTGGGAAAGTCTTTAAGATACATGAATATGTTTTTGAGATTTCTAACGACCATAAGAAGCATCGTGGTTCAGAAGAAGTTCAACCACTAGCTGATGGATACTACTATCTTGAACCTGGTGATTATGAAGTCGTCATGGAAAATATTATCCATGTAGGTGAAGGTGAGGCAGGTTGGGTAATCACTCGTTCAACACTCAATCGCAACGGATGTTTCTTAACATCCGGTCTTTATGATACCGGGTATCATGGAGTGATGGCTGCTGTTCTCCATGTTGGTGTAGGAATAGCAAAGATCAAACAGGGGACAAGAATTGGTCAGTATATCAGCTTTCAAGCTGAAAACATTGGTTCATATGATGGTGATTACGGGATCGGAAAACAACATGATAAAAAATATGGAGTCGAATAATGGGTTTTGAAATTAAAGTAAGTATCGAAGAGCTCCGTAAACGCAAGATATTTCTTGCAACGCCAATGTATGGAGGGCAATGTGCAGGAATGTTTGCAAAATCTGTAGCTGATCTTGCTGCAATTTGTTCCAAATATCAAATTCCTCTCCAGTTATATTTTCTTTTCAATGAGTCGTTGATTACTCGAGCCCGTAACTATTGCGCAGATGAGTTTATGAGGAGCGATGCAACTCATATGATTTTCTTGGATAGTGATATCGGATTCAATCCTCAAGATGTTATTGCATTACTTGCATTGCAAGATGACGACAGTCCATATGATGTGATTGGAGCTCCATATCCTAAGAAATGTATCAGTTGGGAAAAAGTCAAGCAAGCAGTAGATAAGGGAATTGCTGATGAAGATCCTAACGTATTGGAGAAGTTCGTTGGTGACTATGTGTTTAATCCCAAAGGCGATCAAAAAGAGATACCTATTGGTCAACCTGTAGAGGTTCGCGAGATTGGTACTGGTTTTATGATGATTCGTCGTAAGACATTTGAAAAATATACAGAAGTGTTCTCAGAACTTCATTATAAGCCAGATCATATTCGTACAGCAGCATTCGATGGATCAAGAGAGATCATGGCTTTTTTTGACTGTATCATTGATCCGGAAAGCAAACGCTACCTTTCTGAGGACTACATGTTTTGTTATAATGTTCAGAAAGCTGGTATGAAGGTTTGGTTCTGTCCTTGGATGCAGACACAACACGTTGGGATGTACGTTTTCGGTGGTAGCCTAGCAGACCTAGCATCTATTGGTGCATCTGCTACCGCAGATGCTAGCAAGATTGGTGGGAAGACTAAAAAGAAATGAAACTATCAAGTAGAACCCTTCAAGTATTGAAGAACTTTTCTACAATCAATCCTTCATTGTTGTTTAGGACTGGTAGTGTTATCACTACCATGTCTCCGATGAAGACTGTGATGGCACGTGCAACTGTCAAAGAATCGTTTCCTCAAACTTACGCTATTTTTGATTTGTCTAGATTTATTGGCGTTCTTTCAATGTTCAATGATCCAGATATCAAGATGGAACAAACTTTCCTTGTGATCTCAGAAAACAATCGGGTTGTCAATTACACCTATGCTGATCCAGAAATGATTGTCACACCTCCAGATAAACCTATCAAGTTTCCTGAAGATGCTGAGATTTCTTTTTCAATGCCTGCTGATGTTCTTCAGTCAGTTTTGAAAGCAATCAACATTCTCCAAATGAGTGAGTTCTCTGTTACTGGTCGAAATAATAAAATTTGTGTTGGTGCTGTTGATACTAAAAACCCTACTGGAGATACATACAACATTGAAGTGGGAACTACCGAACACAATTTTAGTATGATCTTTAAATCAGAGAATATTAAACTGATTGCTGGCGACTATGATGTAAAAATTACTTCACGTGGACTTGGTTACTTCAAAGGAGACGACGTTGATTATTGGATACCAACAGAATCAAGCTCAAACTTCGGTAGCTAGATGCCCCGTTTGTAAATTGTTGATTGAAGATATTAAAGGTTGGCCTTGCTATGACGCTAAATGTCCTACATTATCATGCGTGAAGAATTTCTTTGGGTCGAGCGATATAGACCGAAAACTATTGCAGACACAATCCTGTCTAAACAATTAAAGGCTACATTTCAACAGTTTGTTGATGATAATAACATTCCTAATTTGCTTCTTACTGGTCGCGCTGGTGTGGGCAAAACCACAGTCGCTCGCGCTATGCTTGATCAGTTGGATTGTGATTATATCGTTATTAATGGGTCCCTTCATGGTAACATTGATACTCTTAGAAACGATATTCTTGCTTTTGCTTCTACCGTTAGTTTTAGTGGTGGTAGGAAGTATGTTATTCTTGATGAAGCTGATTACTTAAACCCGAATAGTACACAGCCTGCTCTTCGTAATTTTATGGAAGAGTATAGTAAGAATTGTGGATTCATTCTCACTTGTAACTTCAAGAACAAATTAATTGAACCTTTATGGTCAAGATGTTCTGTTGTTGAGTTTAAGATTCCTAAAGAAGAGAAACCTTCTCTTGCGTCTCAATTCTTCAAAAGAGTTTGTGATATTTTAGAGAAAGAAAAAGTTAAATATGTCGATAAAGTAGTAGCTGAGCTTGTTCAAAAGTTCTTTCCAGATTTCAGGAGAACATTGAACGAACTTCAAAGATATGCTGCTACCGGTGCTATTGATAGTGGGATCCTCTCTAATTTTACGGATGAATCGTTCAAGACTCTAATAGATTTCATGAAGAAGAAAGATTTCAGTAGTGTGAGGAAATGGGTTGGTGAGAACAACGATATTGATCCAGTTGTCCTTTTTCGTAAACTATACGATAATGCTTCAACAATGTTAGCAAATAATGCCAGCGTTGCTCAACTTGTAATGATTATTGCAAACTACCAATACAAGTCAGCTTTTGTAGCAGATCAAGAGATTAATACAACGGCTTGTATGGCAGAACTTATGGTGAACATGGAATGGAAGTGATAAAGTCAATACCATTGAAAATGGTTGAATGTGTAGATGGTTCTATTGGATACTTTGTTAAGCAAACAGACCAAGGATATTTAATTAGAATACCGAACAAACACTGGCCATTTCCTGAGCATGTATTTCTTAAACGTAATCAATTTAAATATGTAACTGAAAAACTTTCGGAGCAATTTGATGAAGCACCTTTCTAACAAGTATACTGCAAAAGTTGTTAAAGATCCTGAAACGGGTGACTCTCTCTTAGAGTTTGATCAAAAGTTTGTTGAAGAACAGGATTGGAGAGTGGGTGACACTATTAAATGGAATATCACCGATAAGGAAGTAACCATGACTAATGTTGATGCTATAGCAAGAAAAGAAACCGATTATTATCTTGTTGAAACAATTAGCATATTCCGTATGAGGTACGTTGTCAAAGCAAAGAGTGCAGAGCATGCTTCTGATGAAGTGGTGATGAATTCTAGTAATACACAGTTTAAAGAGTTTTCCCAACACCACATAGATGAATCAATTTCATCTACTAGAAAAATGACTAGAGAGGAAATACTAGAGCTATGCAATCAGGATAATGATTACCTTACGTCTTGGAGTGACGAACAAAAGCTAAAGAATCTTACCAATACTATTGATTATGAAGTATGATGTCATAGTAATAGGCGGTGGTGTAATTGGAGTAACCACCGCCTATTATTTGTGGAAAAAAGGACTTGAGGTCGCTGTTATCGAAAGGAACGATCTTTGTTCAGAAGAAACATCGTTTGGTAACGGTGGTCAGATATCAGTATCTCATGCTGAGCCTTGGGCTCATCCTGGTGCTCAGTTTCAAGTTGCCAAATGGTTGATCAGCAAAGACAGTCCTTTGTACTTTAAACCACAATGGGATCTTCATCAACTTAAGTGGATGTGGGAATGGTTAAAAAATTGTAATCGTTCTAAATGTGAATATAACACTGCTTCGTTGACTACACAAGCGCTTGATTCATTAATTGAGTTGAATAAGGTAGTTAAAGATACTAAAATTAAGTATGATAGACTTAAGAAAGGTATCATTCATTTTTATACTGATAGTCATGAGTATGAAAATGGTTTAGAGGCCGCTAAAGTCATGAGGTTTTATGGACTCAGTATAGAAGAAGTATCTAGAGCATCTATAGTGGAACTAGAACCTTCTTTGGCTGGTTGTGATAGAATCTTAGGCGGAACTTACGCTCCAAACGATGAATCGGGTGATTGTAACCTTTTTACTAAGAACCTTGCTAATTGGCTTGAATCTAATGGTGTACGATTTTTCTATGATACTGTAGCAATTGCTCAGAAAGATAATTCTCTTGAATGTAGGATGTATGTTTCGAATCATGAAGCTCGATCATTTGGATTGGAAGCTAAACAGTTTGTGATAGCAATGGGTTGCTATAGTTATCCTTTTGTAAAGATAAACTATGGTAAAGAGCTTCTGATATATCCAGCAAAAGGTAGTTCGGTAACCGTTCCGATTATCGACCCATCCAAAGTGACTACTATAAGTCTTACAGATGATGAAAACAAAATTGTATACTCTCGCCTTGGTAATCGTCTCCGTATTGCAGGTACTGCTGAGCTTGCTGGATGGGATCCTGACGTTAACATTGGACGTTGTAAAGTGGTTGAACAACATGCTAGACGTTTGTTCCCAGAAGGTTGTGACTGGTCGAAATCGATGTATTGGTCAGGACTCAGACCAACAACCCCATCAAACCTCCCATATGTGGAAAGATTAAATGAAAATGTTGTCCTTAATACTGGACATGGAACATTGGGTTGGACTCTTGCTTGTGGATCAGCTTTCAAGGTTTCAAAACTTATATGAGCCCTTTTGATTTTGTCAATGCTATCAACAGCACATCAAAAAAAGATTTGATTGCTGATGATCCTGATTTGGAAAAATTATACGTGCCGTTTATGGTCAACAGAGCTTTATCATATTTTCCAGATACTGTTCTTCATGCAAACGAAATGAACTCATATAATACTCTCGACAATAAACTTCAAAACTCTTATCTTCTAAATATCGTTAGACCCTCCAAGCGGTTTGCTAAATGGGTGAAAAAGCAGGACAATAACGATATTGATCTCGTGATGGAATATTTCGGTTACAACCGCGAAAAAGCTATCCAAGCACTGTCGATCTTGTCTATTGATCAGTTAACTATAATTAAAAATAAACTGACTAAAGGTGATACTTATGAGCGTGATCGACAGCCTAGTGGAGGTAACACTTCCAAATGAAGAAGATTTTTTAAAGATCAAAGAGACATTAACTCGTATTGGAGTTGCTTCTAAAAAAGATAGAAAATTATATCAATCTTGTCATATTTTACATAAGCAAGGAAGGTATTACATAGTTCATTTTAAAGAATTATTTGCTTTAGATGGAAAACCTTCTAATTTTTCAGATGATGATGTTGGTAGAAGAAACACAATTGCAAATTTATTAGAAGAGTGGGGACTTGTAAAATTAGTATTGAAAGACAAATCATCATCTCCTGTCTCTCCTCTTTCTCAGATTAAAATTCTTGCGTATAAAGACAAAGATGGTTGGGAATTGATAGCAAAATACAATATTGGACGAAAAAACTGAAATGATTTCTAGATTATGGGATGAAAGGTTTTTAAAACTATCACAACATGTTGCTCAATGGTCTAAAGATCCAAGAACTAAAGTTGGAGCTTGTATTGTCAATGAGGATAAGCAGGTGATAGGTCTTGGATACAATGGGTTTCCCAGAGGCGTGATTGATCTTGAGTCAAGATATGAAGACAGAGAAACGAAACTCCTTTTGGTTGCTCATGCTGAACGTAATGCTTTAGATAATTGTTTTGTTAGTCCAAAAGGAAGCACGTTATATGTAACCCACCCACCTTGTAATGAATGTGCTAAGTCAATTATTCAAAGAGGAATAAAAAGAGTTGTAGCTGTTGCCGACAATTCAAGAGTACAGGATAATCCCAAAGTCACTAAACTAATGTTTGCCGAGGCTGGGGTTGAATATGAAACTTACTCACATCTACCTGAATGAAGAAAAGTTGGATGTAGCTTTTATGTACCTTGATAAAATGATAGCAATTGGCCACTACGGTGATTGTAAATTTGAGTTGTTGTTTAATGACCAAGTCAGTACGTTTGGAAATGCAATGCAAGCATTTTCATATGTTAATAGTATTATAAATACTAATGCTTTAGTGCGCTAGCAGTCCGAGGTAAGGCTAGCAAAATATTCCTCGGGCCAACGCCTTTTGGGTTGGTTTTTAACATTTACTCGCTTAATAAGGAGAACTTTATGACGTATCTTACGCAATTACCTTCTGTGTTTAAAGATTTTGACAAGTATTTTGTAGGATTTGATGATTCTTACAACAAACTTACAAAACTTCACGATGATATTACTAAACACATTCCAAACTACCCTCCATACAATATCCGTAAAGTAGATTCCAACAAATATGTTATTGAGCTCGCTATTGCAGGATTCTCTACTCAAGATGTTGAAATTACTTTAGAAGATAATAAACTTATCATTTCTGGTAAAGCTCAGGATGATAACGAAAACTTCTTGTTCAAGGGTATCGCTAATCGTGCATTTACAAGAACATTTGCAATCGATGATAATATTGAGATCAACGATGCAGCTATGTTGAATGGAATGCTGCGAATTGCTCTAGAAAGAATTATCCCAGAGCATAAAAAGCCAAAAAAAATTGAAGTTAAGGAAGCTGGTAAATCTTCTAAAAAAGAATTACTAGTTGAGGATAAGTGATTTCGGTTTTATTTGCAAAACTTAAAGACTTTGTGAGTAGGTGCTCTAACTCCAAAAGAGATGTAGAGCACTACCTTTCACAATCTGTAGACCGTGCAGATTTTGAACGCAGAGAACAGAAACTCAAGTACAAAGGATACCTATGATATTTTTTACCACTATTTGGAGATTCCTCGAAGCTATGGCTGAAGGTCGTAGAATGAGAGTTGAAAAGTCAGTACAGGAATATATTAGAAACCAAAGGATTTAAAATGAATAATATATTATGTTTACAATTAGTAAATGGCATGGAATTAATGGGTAAGTTGGATAAAGAAAATGAAAATAGTATTTCTTTAAAAGACGTAGCCCAAATAGCCACCATACCAAATCAAGCTGGTCAAATGAGTGTAGGATTGTTTCCTTGGTTACCATATGCCGAAAAAAGTGAGTTTCAAATACAAAATCATAATATAGTAGTTAAATTTATTCCTGGTTTAGATATGGTTAACAATTATAATAAATTTTTTGGGTCTGGTATTCAAATTGCTTCAGCTTCTGCTTTAAGGTGAAATCCTAAATAGGGGCATACTCTTTAGAGGAGCCCCTAATGTATTCTTTAGAATTATTACAGAAATTATTTCCCAAAACAAAGGCTGATGTACTGAATCGATACGTTGAACCTTTGAATCAAGCAGCTGGAATGTACTATATTTTAGACACAACAACAAGAGCTGCTGCATTTATAGCACAAGTAGGGCACGAATCAGGTGGATTCAATTTTGTTAAAGAGAATCTTAACTATTCTGCAGATGGATTGCTAAAAGTATTTCCCAAATATTTTCCAAACAGGCAGTTAGCAGAACAATATCAAAGAAATCCTCAAATGATTGCCAATCGTGTTTATGGTGGTCGTATGGGAAATGGACCTGAAACTACTGGAGAAGGTTATAAATTTTGTGGACGTGGTTTGATCCAATTAACTGGTAAGAACAACTATCAAAGAATGGCAACTGACTTTCAATGTTCACTTGATGAATGTGTTGCTTACCTTGAAACCCCAACAGGAGCTTGTTATAGTGCTGCTTGGTTTTGGGATGTTAATTTGTTGAATGACCTTTGTGATAAAGGTGATTTTGTTACTTTGACTAAAAGGATTAATGGTGGAACAATAGGTCTTCAAGATCGTATGCACCACTATCAACTTGCACTTCAATTAATGGGCTAGTAGCCTCTCTCTCTTTTTTATAGTATGCTAACATCTCTCATCGAGGTGATATGAACTTTTACACTAATATCCACATCCGTGGCAACGAAATATTACTTAGGGGATATGAAGCTGGAGAAAAAATCCAGGTTTCTGTTCCCTACAAACCTTATTTGTTTGTAACGTCACATGACAACAACACACCATACAGATCACTGAAAGGTGTTCCTGTTAAGAAGTTGGACTTTGAATCAATTAGAGATGCGCGTGAGTTTGTTACAAAGTATAAAGAAGTAGAAAACTTTTCTATATTTGGTTCAACAAACTATGTGTATACTTTTATCAACGATCGATACAAGGGAGAGATAAAGTATGACCCGTCAAAGATTTCAGTTGTCACAATCGATATCGAGGTCTCGTCGGAGGGAGGCTTTCCAAACATTGAACAAGCTGACAAACCAGTTACAGCCATTACTTTATCAAAAAACGGACACATGGTCGTACTCGGCTTGTTCGAATACGAACCCGAGCAGCAAAATGTAACATACATGCATTGTAATAACGAGAAGGATCTATTAGAAAGATTCATTCAAGTTTGGCGTTCAAAACAATTCAATCCAGATATCATTACAGGATGGAACGTTGAATTCTTTGATATGCCATACATCGTTAATCGGGTAAGACGTGTTCTTGGTGATTATAGTGTTAAGAGACTTTCTCCTTGGGAACTGATGTCTTCTCGAGAGTTTGAAATCAATGGTAAGCAAATAGTGTTAGAACAACCAGTCGGTATTACTGTTCTTGATTACCTAGGTTTGTATAGAAAGTTCTCATTTTCACAGCAAGAGAGTTATAAACTAGACCATATCGCATTCATTGAACTTGGAGAAAGAAAACTTGACTTCATTGCATTGGGTTATGAGACTCTTGATGAGTTTTATAAGAAAGACTATCGTAATTACATCAATTATAATATCCGAGATGTTGAACTTGTTGATCGTTTGGATGCTAAGCTCAAGTTATTAGAACAAGTATTTGCATTGGCTTACGATGGCAAGGTAAACTTTATCGATACATTGACAACTGTAAGAATGTGGGATATGATTATTCATAACCATTTACTTGAAAGAAATATTGTTGTTGAGAATCCCAAGATCACTGAAAAGCAGAGACAGATTGAAGGAGCATATGTCAAAGATCCTAAACCAGGAATGTATGATTGGGTGGTATCATTTGACTTGAATAGTTTGTATCCTCATTTAATCATGCAATACAACATCAGTCCAGAAACATTAGCTGGACAATGTATGAAGTTTGCAAATAAAGAACGGTTTGATGATTTTGGTAAACTTATAGATTACTCAGTCACAGATTCGATTACTATGTTTATAGAAGACAAAGCTCTCGATGACATGTCGATCAGAAACCAGTTGGTAGAGCAGAATGTCACTATGACACCTACTGGATGTATGTTCGATCGTGATTATCAAGGTTTCTTACCTAAGCTGATGGAAACGATGTACAACGATCGTTCTGAATGGAAAAAAAGAATGATCGATGCAAAGAAGAAGTATGAGATAAACCCTACAGAGGAGTTGCGGAACGAAATTGCAAGATGTCATAATATGCAGCTTGCAAAAAAGATCCAGCTAAACAGTGCTTATGGTGCTCTATCTAATGTTTATTTTCGTTGGTTTGATCCTCGTCTTGCTGAGTCAATTACTAAAGCAGGTCAATTATCCATCAGATGGATGGAAAAAAAGATTAATGAATATCTTAATAAATTATTCAAATCAACTGGTGAGGATTATGTCATTGCCTGTGATACTGACTCGATGTATATTAGGCTTGGACCATTGGTCGAGTCTATTTACAAGGACCAGAAAGATAATGATAAGATTGTCAAATTCCTTGATAAGGTTTGTGAAGATAAGCTAGAACCGTTTATTGATAAATGCTATGACGAGCTTGCATTGTATGTCAATGCTTTCGATCAGAAAATGAAAATGAAGCGTGAAGCGATTGCAAACAAAGGAATATGGACAGCAAAGAAACATTATATTCTCAATGTCTATAACTTAGAAGGAGTTCAATATAAAGAACCAAAGTTAAAGATACAAGGGATTGAGGCAGTAAGAAGTTCTACTCCATCAGCATGCAGAGAGTATATCAAAGACGCTCTGAAAATTATTATGAGTAGTACAGAAGAAGATCTTGTAAGATTTATAGATTCCAAACGAGTAGAATTTAAATCTAAGCCGTTTGAAGAGATCGCGTTTCCTCGTAGTGTCAAAGATATGAATAAGTATTACGACTCTAAAGCTGGTTATAGAAAGATTTCTAAAAGTGGCGTACCTATCCATGTTCGTGCTGCATTGTTATATAACCATCTTCTGAAAAAGAAGCAGCTAGATACTATTCTTAACCCGATCTATGAAGGTGACAAGATCAAGTTTGCTTACATGATGATCCCTAATCCAATCCATGAGAATGTCTTTGCAACTACTGGTTCATTACCAAAACAGTTTGGATTGGACAAGTACATAGATTATGATACTCAGTTTGATAAAGCATTTGTGGAACCAATCAAAACAATAGTTAATGTCATGGGATGGAGAACAGAACGTGCAAGCTCCACGCTTGATGACTTTTTCGGAGATTAAAATGATTAAAGATTTAAACAAACCAGAATTTATAAAAAACTTTTTTACAGGAGAAAAAAAGATTAATTTTGGGTGGAAAGAATGTGAGGATGCTTTAAATAAATCTATTTTTTATAAAAATTTGGA